CGATGGCAACGGTGTCACTGTCCCGCTCTTTACTGATGTTCTGGTCTATTTGCAGGATCAGTACAAAGCGATCTATGGAAGTGATGTCGATCTTGACCCGGATACTCAGGACGGGCAGTGGTTATCGGTGATCGCCAAGGCGATCAACGACACCAATCTGACGGTCGCCGCGACCTATCTCTCCTATAGCCCCTCTTATGCTGTTGGCGGCGGCCTCAGTTCGGTGGTTAAGATCAACGGCATCCGCCGCTTGGTGGCGTCCTTTAGCACGGTTGCCGTCCGCTGTGTCGGGCAGGCTGGGACGAATATTGGCGGTAGCCTTGTCGGCGACGATCTTAATCTCAGCACGCAGTGGCTGTTGCCTGACGGGATCATCATCCCTCCCGAGGGCGAAATCACGGTCACAGCGACCTGTACGACGCTGGGCGCGGTGGTAGCTAATGTCGGTACGATCACGCAGATTTTGACACCGGTCCCTGGCTGGCAGACGGTGAATAACGACGTATCTGCGGCGTTTGTCGGCGCACCGGTCGAGAGCGATGCGCAGTTGCGCCGCCGCCAGACGCAATCGACAGCTAATCCTTCGCAGACGGTGGTGCTTGGCATCCAGGGCGCGATCGAAAATCTCTATGGTGTGCAGCGCGTGATGGTCTACGAGAACCCGACCAACGCGCCCGATGTAAACGGCATCCCGGCTTATTCGATGGCAGTGGTGGTGCAGGGCGGCGACGCCCAGGCTATCGCCAACGCCATCGCGCTGCGCAAGACGCCGGGCAGTCCGACTTTTGGCACCACGTCGATCATCATCTATGACATACGTGGTATCCCGGCCAGGATCAATTTCTTCCAATTGATCATGGTGCCGGTCAGGGTGAACATTTATCTGAAGGCACTTGCTGGTTTCACCCAGGCGATCGAGACAGAAATCGTCAATCAGGTTATCAATTATTTGGTGACGCTGCCGATCGGCTACGACAGCTACATCTCCAAATTGATCGCGGCGACGCAGTTACCGGAACCGGACGGGCTGACCTACGATGTTACACTGGTCCAGCAATCGCGCGATGGTGCGCCGCCTTCCAGTGCCGATGTTTCTATCTCGTTTATCGAGGCGGCAATGTGTGAAGCCGACTTGATCACCGTCACTGTCTCATAAGGGGAGCAAGACCATGTCTGGGCTAACGACGTACACTTCACAAGGAGTGCTTGGTCACATTACCGGCAAGACCGCGATCTTCGCGCTGCGCACGGCCTATGTGGCGCTTTTTACCGCCGCAGGGGCGGATGACGGGACCGGCTTTACCGAAGTTGCCGGGGGAGCCTATTCACGCGTGGCCACGGCACCGACCGACTGGTCAGCCCCCAGTTCGCAGGCCCCGAGCCTTATCCAGAACGCGAACCCGATCGTCTTTCCGGTCTCGACGGCAGGCTGGGGCACGGTCCTCGCTTTTGGTATCTACGACGCGGCGACGGCGGGTAATCTCATGGCATGGGATTATTTCGGGGCCTTTGCGTGGTTACCCTGCACGGTCAGCGCTGCCGCGCCGGCCGTTATTACATCGCCCCGGCATAATTTCCTCAACGGCGACACGGTGATGTTCTCGCTCGAGTATGGCGGCGTTGCACCGACTTACAATCAAGGCGGTCTGACCGGGGCGCTGCTTGTCGCCAACAGTCTGACCGACACCTTCACCACGACCCAAGGCGGGCTGGCGGTCAACAGTATCACCAGCGGCGATGGCAGTGTCCGCAAGGTCGCCACGCAAAGCATCATCGCCAATGTGCAAGCGACATTCCCTGCCAATTCACTGTCGATCACGCTTGCGTAGATGGCTGACGAGATTGTCTCTGGGCTAGCAGAAGTTAATCTTGCGGGGACTATCACCGCGAGAAGTGCCGGGCGTGTCCTAAGTATTAATGTGCCGGTCCTGGCCGGCCGCATTACCGCGATCAGTCAATTCATTGGCGTGCTGCCGCCTTATCTCAGCGGGCGGATCACTGCACGCGGGCAGATACACGGCCGGTTCCCGCCTTATCTCATCGCCCGCGTCACCGCACGCAGTTCGGGCGGCGCGCTGCCGCTGATCTTTAATACGCCGCCGAATATCCTGCGGATGCTTTACGGGCGCGTCACCGCGCGCGCTTATACCGAGCTTCGACCACCGAGCTTTACCGCCATTTTGAGCGGCGGCATCACCGCTAAGTCATCAGCGTGGATGCTGGATGCGATCCTTGTCACGATACCCGCCACTTTCCTGACCGGCCGGATTATTGCGTCAGGCCGGATACGGCTGCGTATCGCCCATATCTCGCCCGAGCCGTTGAGCCTCTCGGGGAGGATCACCAGCCGAAGCCAGACGCGGCTTCTTACTGGTCCCTATTATGTCGCGCCGCTGGCGGGACGGATCGCGGGCCGCGCCCAGATATTTGGCTTCGCGGGACCGTGGCAAAACATTCTCGTCGGCAGGATCACGGCGCGGGCGCGAGCGGCATTTGCAATTGCTGAAGTTGCGGTGCCGCTGCCGCCTTATCCGCTGCCGTTCCCGACTTTTAACACGATCGATTATCTCAATCTGATCACCAGCGAGCACAACCAGCGCCCCCGCTATATGGCAACCGTGGCGGAAAGCATTGGCGCGATGATCGGGGATCAGCAACTTGTCGCCGGTATTCCGGGCCTTTTTGACCTCGATTACAGTGTCGGTCAGCAGGAGGATTTCACCGGGGAATGGATTGGCAAGAGCCGCTGGATCGAACTTCCCGCCGTCTATTTTAGCTGGGACGAGGAAGGCTTAGGCTGGAACCAAGCCAATTGGAAAGGGCCGATGGACGCCGACAACGCGCTCCAGCGGCTGGACGATTATCACTACCGGCTTCTGCTCTATTCGACCATTATCGCCAATCACTGGGACGGCTCGATCCCCAAAGCCTATGAGGCGTGGGACACGCTCTTCCAGTACACCGGCCTCAAGGTTGTCATTCAAGACTACGGCAACATGACCATGCTCTACGGTCTGTTGTCGGAGAGCGCACCGGATATCGTGCTGTTGTCGCTGTTCACGACCGGTCAGATGGATTTGCGCCCCGAGGGTATCGCGCTGCGCGCTTATGTGCTGCAACCGACACCGGGCAAGCCCTTCTTTGCCTGGGATGCCGCGTCCACGTCGGTGCAAGGTTGGGATGCTGGGTATTGGGGCGTCATGCTGGCCCCTGGTGAAGGCTACATCCCTGGTGTCGGCACGGTCTGGGACGGGGGCACCGGACTGGCACGCGATGATGGCGGCGACGAGACCACCTGGGATGACGGCGACACCGTCTGGGATAGGAAATAGGGGATACCGATGGCTGATATCTCGAACGGCGCGGGCAATGGTCACGACGTAAATCGGCTAGCCGGTCCCGGCGTCAATCCGCTGGCCGGTCCCGGCACCGACTTCAAATCGGTCGCATTGGGGGTAGGAGCCAATCTGGAAGCCTTGCCGGCTTACTTTACCGACCCGCTCTTAGGCACCGGCAATCTGCCGGGACTGGCGGTTTCGGGCTTTAACAACCGTGCTTTGCGGCAGGGGACGTTTGTCGCGTCGAGCCTCTGCCAGTGGATCAGCAACCAGAGCAATATCTACATCCCCGATGATGGGAGCCAGATCAACTGGATCACCGAATTTCAGAACGCGCTTTCGGCCTTTGTCGAGGCGCTGATCCCCGCCGGCCCGAACTTGGGCGCGTACCTACCTCTCGCGGGCGGTACGATGGTGGGCACCATCTATTTCCAGCCGGGCATCTCGACGGTGCTGTCCAACAGCACGTGGTATTACGGTAAGGACACGGGAGGCACGGCGCGCGGTCTCATCCTCAAGGGCAGCGACAACAACGTCTACATCAACGACGGCACCGCACCCTATGTGATCTTCAACGGCACACCGCTGATCGGCAATAATATCTATTATTCGGGGCGGGACACAGGCGGCAGTGCGCGGCCGATCGTCGGCTTCCTTTCCGACAACGCGGTTCATATCGGCGGCAATGCGACGGTCTTTGCCGATGTCGGCGGCAACTCGGTGTGGTCCAGCGGCAATGTCGTCACCGGCAATAATAACTTCTTCTACTGCCGTGACAATGGCGGTCAAGCGCGGGCCGTGCTGGGGCTTTCCGCTTCAGGCAATATCTTGCAGC